TTAAATCTGTAAACATGTGAGACACACGATCTAGATTGATAGTAGGACCAGCAGGATGACCCAGTTCTCCGTATGCTCTATTTTTAGAAACATAAGATTCGTTGTAACGCTTAGTTTCTGCTTCTAAAATAGTAGCAGGATATAAACGTCCATTTCTGTTTTTGATATCACCTTGCATGATGATACCTTCAATGAAATAATTCTTTCCGGTCTTTTCGCCTTCTTCGTTTATAATATCTTCTTTGAGATACTGAACGTCTTCAACGATTTCTTTGATTAGTAATGTCATGTCACTTACCTGCCGTCATTGCAAATTGAACGATCTGCATAAACTTTTTACTATCGTCTAGCATGCCTTCAACTTTCTTTTTATTAGATCCATTCAACTGCTTGTGCATTGAAAGAATCATTGATGCTGTGGTTAAGTCGACCTTTTGCTTTTTACCGTCTTTAAACTTAACTTGTCCAATTGACTTTCTTTTTACGATACTAGCTAAATCTTCAAGAACACCTTCAACAATGACCTCTTCTTCAGCTTCAACGTCTTCGTAGACTTTCTTATCTTGACCTTCTTCACGATCAGCTTCACGCTTCTTTTTCTTCTTACCCTTGATCTCGCCAGAAAACTGATCATCTGGTGCGACAGGATGGTCACGCTTGTCAACGATATGTTTGTCTAAAAAATTCTGCTCATCTGGAGACTTTGGTTTATCTGTAGTCTCAGCAAGCATTTCCTTAAAGCTTTTCATTGTTGCCCCTTACTCTTCGGTTGTTTCCGCTTCTACGTCTACCTCAGGCTCTTCTATTTCTTCTACCTTGCCTGAAGGATACATGTCAGCATATTTTGTTTCGATAGCAGATGTCATTTTGTCTGCCATAATATCTTGGAACTTAGACTCAAACTCTGTTGCATCTTTGTCCATCGCATGTTTAATTAAATCTTTCACACTCATTTACTATCTCCTTATCTATATAACTTTATTTATATTCTTTTACAACTAGTCTATACAATCTTATGTTCTGCGCCGAAATCCATGTCTGAACTAGAATCATCGTCATTATCAGAATCTCTTTCTTCTTCATCCTTAATGTCTTTATCCATAGTCTCGATTTCGTCTTCGTTCATATATAGCACATTCTTGCGTACCCAATTTTGTGAGTAATACTTGCCTGTGTACTCATCAATATCTCTGAGTAGTCCTAATCGTTCTCTTAAAATCTCACTTGTTTTCAATTCTTCAAAGTGATTATCACTCATGAAGTCATAACGGAGATTAGATTGAATTGTAGCCCAATCTTCAGGAGCAATCACTCCCTTTAAAATTAATTGCTTCTCTAGTAATTTATCAAATAGAGTAGAGAACCTTGCTCTTAGTCTACTAATAAACTTACTAAACTTGATCTCATCTCTTGAAATCTCTGATGCTCTTCCTAAAGAAAATCCTGCATCAGATTCCATTCTTGAAATGGGAACGTTCAAGGCTTTCATCAAACGTTTCTGAAAATACAGTACGTCATCTAATTCGCCTAAATTCTGTCCACCTGGTAGAGTAGTAATCTCTGTCCCTCTACCGCCTTCACGTCTTGGTAACCAAAAATCGTCCGTCATAGACATATGCCTACGATCATCTTTAACATCGCCTGTTGCCATATCATAGACTACACGATTTTTGTGTTTAGTCATCATATCACGTAGATACTGTTCTGCCTTCATCTTAGGCAAATTACCTACATCGATGTAAAAGATGCGTCTTTCAGGCGCTCTTGAAATTCTGTAAATAACAACTGCGTCTTCCATCATACGCAACTGATTCAAAGGCTTATAAGCCTTGTGTAAATGTGATAGTACTAGTGTACTATTTTCGTTAAGTAGTCCAGAGTTGGCATTTACGATTGAGTCTTTTGCAATCTTAAGACCTGCCATTCCTCCCTGAGTACTACCATCTGCAAAACTTTGTGGCTTACTGCCACTGATATTATTGAATCCCTTCTCGCTATAAACATAATATTCGTTCTTAATCTTCTTCGCTATTGCTTGGTTGTCGTTTTGTCCAATTTTTTCGTTTTTATACTCACGTACTTTCCTAAGCTTGCGAGGATCAATATATCGTAATTCTTGAATGCCCTTCTTAGGAGCTTTAATATCAATCATAACATGATAATTGATTCTTCCGTCAACATACCATTTTTGAAAAGTTTCATACCCAGTATTAGAAAAATCTAATAACTTAAGTACACCGTCAAACTCTTCTCTAATCTTTTTCTTAATGTTGTCAGGCTGTTCTAAATCGTCTGTAACGCACTCTACAACTTTTTGATCGTTTGTTATAGAGATTGCTTCATTTACTACATCATCGATAGCTTGAGATACCTCAGGCTGTTGCATCATAGTTCTATATTTCTGTACAAGTTCTGCTTCTGACTTTGCAGTACCGTCCATATCCAAGAAAGTACTGATCCCAGTACCAGTTGCGGCGATATTTACAGCGCCGTCATCAGTTTGCGGAGTAACGAAAGATGGAATGTTGTCATTCTCATCCTTCTTCCGCTTTATTTCAAATCCAAATAAATCCATAGTTAATCCTCTAATAGAGGGAGAGAAAACTCTCTCCCCTAATTATTGTCCAATTAAGCGTTGGTTCCGCCGTTGCCAGTGATTCCACCGTCAACGTTCCACCAATCATATTGGAATGTCACATCAAATCTTTCAATGTCGTCCGTAGTGTTCCAGTCCATAGCAATTGAAGCAACTGCTGTTGGAAACAGACCATTAAAGTTATACGATCTCAACGGTACACCGGTTTTTGAGTACTGAGTAATCTGTGCTTGTGATTTATACTCTGAACTCGCCGCTGTCGCTAACTGTCGTGTATTACCTTCGTGTGCATTGATTGAAGCCATCCAGTTTTCCATCGCATTGCGAATTAGGAAGTCTTCATCATTCATGATAGTAACAGTCCATTCAGCGAATGTTCTGTCACCTGCGATTTTTACTTTACGACCGAAATACGGGATCTCGATTGTACCCAGAGTACTCTCTGGGATTGCTGCCGCCTGTACCATGAAAGGTGTTTTAAGATCGGCTATTGCATTTACAGGGTTTGTAATCTGTACTTGAAATAGCGATGCTTTAGCACCCCCGAAGGTCAGTTGGCTTTTAATTTCATTAATGTTGAAAGCCATTATTCATATCTCCTTTGATTAATATTTATTAAAACTGACCTACTACTTCAGAAAACTCTACGCCCGATCTAACGGCTACAAAGTTAAGCTGAATGAAGTTGATAGAACGTGCTGGCTTGATATAGATATCGCCAACAAATTGGTTACTATCAATGACATTTGAGGTGTTGTTAGTTTCGTCACAAACAACTCTAAAGTCATAGATACCACGTCTACCTTGAACATCTCGCAAGAAAGGCTCAACTAGGTTCTTGAACTGGGCTCTCGTAAAGTCATCGTTGAATTCGAACAGTGTAGACTTAGCGGCTATACCGATTGCTTTCTCAAGAACGATGAACAATCTACGCACGTTAATTCTATCAAACGCTGAAGTCGTTGGAGCAAAAGTCTTGTCTCCGAACAATACAGTGCCTTGACCTGGCTGTGTAATAACTGGATTGATCTTTGCTTTATAAAGCAAATCTCTTTCAGCTTTATGTGGATTCAATCGTAGCTTAACAACATTCTTGATATTTCCTCTACTATAACCAGCAGGTGAGAACCAAGGGTCTCTTACGTCATCAGTTCTTGCACAAAGACCTGCGATATCAGCATTCAACGGAATCCAACGATATACGTCTGAGTACTTGTCATACTGATATTTATATCCGCTGTCCACGACTGCAAATGTAGAAGCAGTAAGGCCGCCAGCAAATGTTTTCATATTATCAACAGTAGTATCACTTAGTTCTGGTGAAATGAATGCTACACAATCTTTACGAACTTCACATACATTATTGATGATGTGATTCGCAAGAACTGTTCCTCTTGCTTTACCTTGAATGATTAGAGATACATCTACGTCGGCTGGATCTATATACAGACTGTAGCCTTCATTTAATTTACCTACTGGCATTGTACTTTCGTCTTGACTATCAACTCCACCGGCAAGACTTACTTGACCAAAAGTCAGTTGCGCTTGAAGTTGCGCTTGAGCGATAGTACATGCAATCCAGTCTGAACGATTATCGAAAACGTCTGGTGAATAGTTAGTAGATCCATCTGGGTTAATTGAACCAGGTGCAGTGTCAATATCTTCGAACATTTCTAAGATTGATCCTGCAGTACCAGAAATTTTGCCATCTCTGTCACGCACGACAACGTGCATTCTAGTTGCACTTGAAGGAGCAGAGTCAAATAAATCTGCATCTCTCCACTGTATGTTGA